AAGTAAGGACTTGCGCAAAAAGCAGGATGACCTTCTTAAGAAGCTTGAACCTTTAGCCAACAAGAAGGCCTCCGAGTTCACTGATGAAGAAAGAAAACAGTGGACCGATGATCATAAAGAACTTTGTGCTGTAAATGAGGAACTGCGTGTTACTCTTGAGCAGGAAGAAGTTCTGAAATCTAAAGCAGCCATCGAAGGCCGCGATCTCTCCGACCAGGATAAGAAAGATATCCGATCATATTCGTTCCGTAATGCAATTCTTGCCAAAGCTGAAGGGCGCGAGCTCGATGGAGTTGAATTGGAAATGCATCAGGAAGCAATTAAGGAAGCCACTGCCGAAGGTCGTTCAATTTCTGGCGTTGGAGTGCCTTATCTCTTGTTATCAAGCAAACCTATTTCACGTGCCAGTACCGGACAGAACATTGCAACGGCTGGTGATGGTGGCTATTTAAAACAAGAATCACCTCTATTGTTCCTTGCAGCACTTCGTAATAAAATGGTTTTATCGCAGCTAGGTGCAAAATTTATAACAGGATTAGTTGGTGATTTTCCTATAGTTACCGGAAGTTTATTTACTGCTTCCTGGCTTGCAGAAGATGCCGTTGACACAACTCAGAAAATAGCCTTCACTAAAGTTACCATGCAGCCCAAAAGAGTTCAGGCAACCGGAGCATTATCACTTAAGCTGTTAAAACAATCAACTCCCGATGTAGAGACTCTTATAACAGACGAACTCGTTGACAGTATCGCACAGGCATTACAAATAGCTGCTATTAATGGCGCCGGTACTGATGCTCCATTAGGTATTTTAGGAGTTACCGGCATTGGAGATGTTCCTGGTGGAACAGATGGCCTTGCTCCTGCGTGGAGTCATATAGTCACTCTTGAATCTAAAATACTTGCAGCCAATGCCGATGGTCCATCTATGGGTTATCTCACAAATGCAAAGGCTCGTGGAAAACTGAAACAGGTTGTTAAGGCTTCAAATACAGCCGAATTTATATGGGATAAGGATGGTATGAACGGATATAAGGCTCTTGTTACAAATGCCGTGCCAGGTACTCTTACTAAGGGTGGTTCTGGTGCCGTATGCTCCGCTATCCTGTTTGCCGATTGGAGTAAGCTATTTATAGGTCAATGGGGAGGACTCGATATTATTGTAGATCCTTATTCACTCAAAAAGAAAGCTGAAATAGAAATAACTGCATTATCATATTACGATATCTGTAGTACATATCCTGCAGCTTTTGCTGCCATGAAGGATGCACTCACTACATAAAAGTTTTTTCATAGGTTAGGTTAGTTTTAGGTAGGAAGAGGGGTCTGCGTTCCAGCTGATCCATGGAAGGCTCCCCTCTTTTTAAAAACTCAAAAAACAATTATAATGAAATACATAAAAGTTAAATTTCAGAAAGCCCATCCGGAGTTTGCATATAGTGCAGGCGATATAGGACTGGTTGAAGATGAAAAAGCAGCTCAGTTGCTTAATACCGGGTATGTAATTATGCTCCCGGACGATGGCGATAATGATGTTGTTAATACTCTTCCTGAAGATTTCCCGGCACGTGATATCCTTTTCGCTGAAGGTTTTGATTCTGCCGAAAAAGTGAAGGAGGCAGGCGAATCAATTACCGATGTAAAAGGTATTGGTAAAGGCACATACAAACAGATCGTTGCTTATTTCGAAAAGTAATAAGTCTCCTGTATCCCTTGCACAGCTTAAACGCAACCTGCGTATTGAGCACAATGATCAGGATGAGCTTTTACAGGAACTGATAGACAGAGCGGTTGCATCTTCACAGACAGCAACTGGCAGGCAATACGCCCTGTCTACGTTTTCTTTATATCTCGATGATTATCCCGATAACGACGAAACTGAAATAGACCGGGGACCGGTTGGTATTATCAATTCAGTTAAATATTACGCCCAGGATGCATCTGTTTTAACAACTATTGATCCGGTAAAATACCAGCTCGACAATACTGAACTTACTTCGCGGCTTCGATTTCTCACTCCATTTGTACCCGATACGGCAAGGATGAATGTAATTGAGATTGAGTTTACAACTGGCTGGCCCGATGCTGCAAGTGTGCCCAAGGATCTGTGTGAAGCAATTATACTCCGGGCTTCGGAAATCTATCTGCATCCCGAAAATTCAGATCTTAATTTCAGAGGATCACTGCAGGTTAAAGCAGCGGAACTGAAGGAAGTAAATTATAAAATACAGCGATACTGATGGGATCAATGAGCAATATGAACCGGCGTGTATCCTTCCGGGTGCCAACAACTACCAGAACGGATATGGGCGCACCTCAGAAGGGTTTTGCTCATTCGTTTTATGCCTGGGTATCACGTGAGATGAATGGTGCAGGTAACGAGCAATTCATTAATGACCGTTTAGTATCGCCTTACGGTTATAAATATCATGCTCATTATAGAGACAGGAGTTTGATAAACGAAACAATGAGAATCGTTGACGACTCCGAAACCTTTAACATATTATCAATCAATCCTGATGATATGAAAATGTTCATTGACATTTTTGTTGATAAGGTAACTGAATGAGCGATATCCGATTTAAACTCGATGGCTACGATAATATCATAACGATATTTCGTGAAACACCCGAAGACGGATATCGCAAACCTGTTATTGCAGCTTTCCGCAAAGCTGCCGAGCCGGTTAAGAAAGCAATGATAGCTAATCTTCCTGCAGATCTCACTCCATTGAAAAAGGTCATTGACATAAAAGCAGGAAAAGGAAAGAGCATGACGCTGGCTGTTGGCGCTTATGGTCGTAAAATGATGTATCGTAATAGCCGGGGCGTGATATGGGATCCGTACATGCTTTTATACTGGCATAATTACGGAACCCTGGCAAATAGAAATGATGAACATTCCTTCCAAAAGCCCAGGAGAAAACCTTCACTGAACTGGAAGGGTGGCATAAAAGCAGGACTTTTTTTTGAAAGAGCAATTGATCAGTCTCTACCTGAGGCACAAAGAACATTTGAATCGTCTTATGAAGTAAGTCATCAGAAATTTTTAGAGCAAAGAGCAGCAAAATGATAAGCACGGCATTACAAAACACAATAGTGGCAATAATCCCGAACACTTACCTCGCCATGGGCGATGAAGGGATCGTTACTCCTTATTGTGTTCATAAGGAAACGGCCACTCCCGAATATCTTAAATCGGGTATTGCAGGATATAGCTATGTCTGCGAAATAGCAATCATAGACCTGCTGCCAGAAGCTCTTGAAACATTAATACAGTCAGTTAAAAATGCAATTCTGGCATTAGCCGGAACAACTCTAAACGGTACTTCATTCGAATCGGTAATCTGGGAAACTGAAGCGCCAGACTTCGACACACAAAGTAAATTATATACCAACATATTAACTTTTACAATATTAACATCAAACCGTTAAAATCTCAATAAAATGGCAACTACAAGGATAATAGGCTATACGCTTAATCTGAAATATGGTGGCAAGCTTATAAAAGGGCTTGAAACAACCGGTCTTAAACTGAAGGCCAATTTTGAAGAGATCCTTTTGAAAGCGGATCAGGGTGTGCCTAACCAGGAACTGGTCGATTATGATACTGATATGTCTTTCTCAGGCAAGACTTATGAGCGAGACCAAGTGGCTGAAGCTTCCACTCATGAAGATTTTGAAACGCTTCGCGAGGCGGCAACAATTGGTGCAGAAGTTGCCTTTGTATATGGCATATTTACAACAGGAAAAAAAATTGTATCCGGAACGGGTATTATAACCGATTATTCCGAAGATGGAACTACCAAAGATACTGGCACATTCAGCGGTACCATAACAGCTAAAAAGGGAACGGTGACCTTTACCACATTTTAGTAAAATTTAACTCTGACATATAATGAGCGCAACAAGAGTAAGAGGGTACATGCTTAATATTAAGTGGGGTACCAAACTGATAAGAGGACTTGAAACTACAGGACTTAAAATTAAACCCAATTTCGAAGATATAGACCTGAAAGAGAATTCAGGAAATGTTATACAGTCTTTTGTAGATTATGACATGAGCATGACATTTTCCGGTAAAACCTATGAAAGAGATTCCGGTGAAGGCTCTACGTATGAAGATTTTGAAACGCTTCGCGCAGCATTAGCCGCAGGAGCCCAGGTTGCATTTGTCTATGGACGTTTTGTATCAGGAGAGAAAATTGCATCAGGGACTGGTGTCTTGACGGATTATTCTGAAGATGGAAATTCGAAAGATACCGGTACTTTCTCTGCCTCGATACAAGTGATTAAAGGATCTGTAACATTTGGAGTAACGCCGTAATATGAAAGCCGACTACCTGACACTCTCCGATGGCCGCGATGTTCGCTTAATCTGGAATATGAACGCTCTGGGCAGATTCACAGAACTTACTGGAAAAGAATTAACGGACCTTACTGATGGAAAAGCTAATGTTAGTACACTCCGTACAATTGCCTGGTGCTGCGCCATCGAAGGTGAAGAAGCTGAAGGAAAAGAACTGGGTTTGGATGAGATTCAGTTTGGACGTTTGATAACTATGGAAGGGATTGTAATGCTTTCAGCAATATTGGCAGCGCAAAGCGGTAACAATGGGCAAAAAAAAAGTCTGGAGAAAGGAAAAGCACCGAGGATATTCTTCAGGAAGAGGGTTTAGATGAGAGTGATCTTAACCGTTTTACTTACAGATATTTTCGCCGTTTTGCTCTTGGATGTCTTAATTATACTCCCGAACGTTTCGGGACGATGCTGGTAGGAGATTTTCTGGATGCGGTTGGAGGATATAACGAAGGAGAAAGCGAACGAATTAAAAGCATTGCAGAGATAGTACGTATGTCAACAACAATTTTGATGAACATACAGCTATCCAAAGAAGACAGGATAACACCACATGAATTATGGCCTTTCACCTGGGATAAGATAAGCGTTGATGAGAAAACAGAAATATTATCAGAAGAAGAGGTCGGCCGGAGAGAAAAAGCAATGGAAAGTATTTTAAACAATATAATGCCAGGCAATGGGAACAGTAATATCGAATCTTAAAGCACATTTTGGAGTCGATACTACCGACTTTAAAGCTGGTCTGAAAGATGGCGAGAAAGCCATGTCGGATTTTAAGGGAGCTGCCGGCGGCCAGATCGATGAGTTCGCCCGGTTGTTTGGTGTTAATATGACCGGAGTTACAAATGCCCTGGGAACCGCACAAAAATCATTAAACTATCTCTCCCAGGCTTTTAAGGCTTCAAAAGCCGAAGGCGATAAGCTGGCTATCGGCATGGATGTTCTTAAGAAGTCAATTATGGCCACCGGCATAGGTGCACTGCTCGTTTTACTTGGTTCTCTTGCTGCATATTTCACTGCGACGGAACGAGGAGCTAAACAGCTGGCCTCAGGAATGACAGAATTAAAGGCCGTCGGGAAAGTACTACTTGAACATTTGGGAACTCTCGGAGAGGGCTTAATGTCACTATTCAGGGGAGATGTTATAAATGGATTCAGCCAGATAAAAGAAGCTTTCACAGGAATTAGAGAAGAAGCAAAAGCTGCAGCTGCAGAAGCTAAAGCATTAGCGCAGAGTACATATGATCTTAATTATATGACTATGCACTATAATGATACTGTTTCAGAACAGAATATTCTCTTATCTCAATATCG